TAGGTGTAAGGCTTGATATTTCTCACGATACCTTTTGCAGATGGCAGAACGAAAACACCAAATTTTCTGAAGCCGTAAAAGAAGCAATGCGTCATTCGCAGGCTTGGTGGGAAGAAAAAGGGCGAGAAGCTACATTCGGCGGTGTCGATGGTTTCAACGCAACATCATACATTTTCAACATGAAGAACCGCTTCCGTGATGAATGGAACGACACTGTGAAAGCAGAAGTCACAGGCAAAGATGGTGATGCAATAAAGCACGAAACCACGCTTGATGTTTCTGGGCTTCCAACAGACGTTCTGTCAGCAATCATGCAGGCGCGCGATGCAACTGACGCAAACTGATCTGGACAACGTAGAACGCGAACTATGCAGGCGCTCACTGGCTGAGTTTGCAAGACGCGCGTGGCACGTTCTTGAGCCAGCGTCTGATCTGAAGTGGGGCTGGGCGCTTGATGCAATCTGCGAACATCTTGAAGCGGTCACTGATGGCCGCATCACCCGCCTTCTGATGAATGTTCCCCCAGGTTCGATGAAGTCACTTCTGACTGGTGTGATCTGGCCAGCGTGGGAATGGGGACCACGCAACATGCCTGAAATGCGTTTTGTTGGAACAGCGCACGAAGAACAGTTGGCCATTCGAGACAGCCGCCGTTGCCGCGATCTAATCAAGTCTGAATGGTTTCAGAAACTCTGGCCGCTCGAACTTTCACGCGATCTGGATGGCAAGCGCGAGTTTGGCAACACACGCAAGGGCATCCGTCAGGCCCGATCGTTCACATCAATGACTGGTGTTCGTGGCGACCGCATCATCTTGGATGACCCGATCAGCGCAGACAACGCAAACTCTGAAGCAAAGCTGGAAGCTGCACGCATCGCCTTCACTGAGACACTGCCAACACGGATCAATTCCAGCAAGTCAGCAATCGTGGTCATCATGCAGCGCCTGAACGAAAAAGACGTGTCTGGTGTGATCTTGGACATGGGACTGCCATACACGCACCTTTGCATCCCCATGCGCTTTGACCCAGACAGAAGCTGTTCGACTAACATTGGTTGGTCCGATCCACGCACCGAAGAAGGCGAACTTATGTTCCCTGATCGGTTTGGCGAAGAACAGGTCGCTGAATTGGAAAAGACACTGGGCAGCTATGGCGCAGCAGGACAGCTTCAGCAGCGACCCTCACCCCGTGGTGGTGGCATAATCAAGGAAGAATGGTTCAGATACTTCACCTTGGCCCCACAGCTTGAGTTTCGGACGATCCACGCTGACACTGCGCAGAAGGCTGGTGAAAAGAACGATTACAGCGTCTTTCAATGCTGGGGTCGTTCGATCGTTGGTGAGGCTGTGCTGATCGATCAGATCAGGGGCAAGTGGGAAGCGCCAGAACTATTGGTGCAAGCGCGTGCGTTCTGGCTAAAGCACCTGCCATTGGAAACCAGCCCGCTGCGATCGATGATGGTCGAAGACAAGGTGAGTGGCACAGGCTTGATCCAGACGTTGCGAAGGGAGGGCATACCAGTGCTTCCTGTGCAACGGCACAACGACAAGATTTCGCGTGCGCACGATGCTGCACCATTCATTGAAAGCGGAAACGTCTTGCTTCCAATGGACGCGCCTTGGCTTTCTGATTTCTTGGCGGAAGTCTCTGCATTTCCTGGCGGGGCGCATGATGACCAGCTTGATCCTATGTTCGATGCGATTGCAAATGTTCAAACCGCTGTGGTCAAAAAGAAACTTAAAACGGCAAAGCCAATGCCAACTGTTAGTGTTTTTTCTCGGTGATTGTTTTTCTCTGCAAAGTATCCTATAATTCTTGCAAACTTTTTCGCGGGGCAAAGACGTGGCGAGATTAACCAAATCAGAACGGCTTTCGAATGTTCATCAAGAAGCATTGATGGAATTTGATGGCATCCAATCATCCATGCGGGATGAACGCCTTCAGTGCCTTGAAGATCGGCGCTTTTATTCTATTGCTGGCGCGCAGTGGGAAGGCACGCTTGGCGAGCAATTCGACAACAAGCCCAAATTCGAAGTAAACAAAATTCACCTTTCGGTCATGCGGATCATCAATGAATACCGCAACAACCGCATCACAGTCGATTTCGTAAGCAAGAACGGAGACGCTGACGATCAGATCGCAGACACCTGTGATGGCCTGTATCGCGCTGATGAAGAAGACAGCGTTGCAGACGAAGCATATGACAACGCGTTCGAAGAGGCTGTTGGCGGTGGCTTTGGCGCATGGCGTCTGCGCAATGTTTACGAAGATGAATACGATGACGAAGACGATCGCCAACGCATCCGCATCGAACCAATCTATGACGCAGACAGCACGGTCTTCTTTGATCTGAACGCCAAGCGCCAAGACAAGTCAGACGCGCGTTCGTGCTATGTGCTGACCGCGATGACATATGAAGGCTATGTTGAACAGTGGGGCGATGACCCTGCTTCTTGGCCAAAGGAAGTCAGCGCCTCTGAGTTTGACTGGGCAACGCCAGACACGGTTTATGTGGCTGAAGTTTACAAGGTTGAAGAGCGCAGCGAAACGATCCGCGTGTTTGAAACTATCGATGGTGAAGAAGAGCGCTATTCGCAGCAGGACTTCGAAGACAACGAAGAACTTGAGGTGACGCTGGAAGCAATCGGCACGAAAGAAGTGCGTCAGAAGAAGGTCAAGCGCCGCAAGGTTCGCAAATACATCATGAGCGGTTCAGGCATCTTGGAAGACGCTGGTTACATCGCAGGGACTGAAATCCCGATCGTGCCTGTCTATGGCAAGCGCTGGTTCATCGACAACATCGAACGCTGCATGGGTCACGTTCGTCTTGCAAAGGACGCCCAGCGCCTGAAGAACATGCAGCTTTCGAAGCTGGGTGAAATCTCTGCGCTGACACCGATCGAAAAGCCGATCTTTTCGCCAGAGCAAGTCGCTGGCCACGAAATTATGTGGGCTGAAGACAACATCAAGAACTATCCGTATCTTTTGGTGAACCCCATCACAGACGCCAATGGCAACGAAAGCATCGGTGGTCCTGTTGGATACACCAAGCCGCCCCAAATCCCGCCTGCGCTTGCTGGTCTGTTGCAGATCACAGAGCAAGACATGCAGGACATTCTAGGCAAGCAGGAAGCTGGCGAGGAAATGGCGGCAAACATCAGCGGCAAGGCTGTTGAGTTGATCCAGTCGCGTTTGGATATGCAGTCTTTCATCTACATGTCGAACATGGCGAAGGCTGTGAAGCGTTCTGGTGAAATCTGGCTTTCGATGGCCAAGGAAATCTTGGTTGAGCCTGGTCGGAAGATGAAATCTTTGGGGCGCCAGAACGAGATCGAAAGCATCGAACTTGGCAAGCCAGTTCTGAACGAAGAAACAGGTGAAGTTGAATACGAAAACGATCTGTCTTCTGCGAAGCTGGATGTGGCCGTTGATGTTGGCCCGTCTTCGTCTTCGCGCCGTGCAGCAACTGTTCGTTCGCTGATGGGTATGATCCAGATCAGCGCAGACCCAGAGACGCGCACCGTTCTTACTGCGATGGCAATGATGAACATGGAAGGCGAGGGCATCAGTGATGTTCGTGGCTATTTCCGCAAGCGCCTGGTGATGATGGGCGTGATTGATCCGACAGACGAAGAAGCGGCTGAAATGATGGCGATGGCGCAGAACCAGCAGCCTGATCCACAGTCCCTGTATCTGCAAGCCGAAGCAACGAAGGCACAGGCGCAGGCGGTCAAAGCCCAAGCTGACACGGAATATACCATTGCGCGTGCAGAAGAAACGCGTGCAAAAACGATTGAGACGCTTTCATCGGTCGAGAACGATCAGCGTGAAAGCGCAGTAAAAACTGCGGAGAGCCTGCAAAATATCGTGCAGGACGCGCAAGGAATGCGGCAACCGCCCCGCCGCTAACTTGGGGTGAGAATATCACGAGGGTCACATGACTGAATTGGCAGAAAAGATCGATATAGAGGACGTAGAACTCACTGACGCAACGGAGCCAGAAGCCGTAGAAGCAGAAGAAGTTGAAGCAGAGGCTGAAGAAGCCGAAGTTGAAGCGGAAGCTGACGAAGACGGTGAAACTGAGGCCGAAGCTGAAGATGAAAGCGTTGTCGTTACGATCGCTGGGGAAACGCCGCCCCAAGAAGACGACGAAGAAAACGATCGTGCGCCTGAATGGGTGCGTGATCTTCGCAAACAGTATCGGGAAGAAAAACGCCGCAATCGTGAACTTGAAGAAAAGTTGGCAGCTGCGTCTGGTGGATCGTCTGAGGCGGTTCAGCTGGCGGAAAAGCCAACGCTCGAAAAGGCCGATTACGACACCGACCGATATGAACAGGAACTTGCTGCGTGGTATGAGCAAAAGCGAAAGTATGACGAAGTAGAAGCATCCAGGCAGGCTGAACAGCAAGCTGTTGAGCAAGAATGGAAGCAGAAACTGGAAGGCTATCAGTCGGCGAAAGCTGATCTGAAAGTTCGTGATTTCGAAGACGCAGAGGACACCGTGCAAGAAACGTTGTCCACCACACAACAGGGCATGATCCTGCAAGGGGCCGAAAACCCTGCGCTGTTGGTCTATGCTCTTGGCAAGAACCCGAAGAAAGCGAAAGAACTCGCGTCACTAACGGACCCTGTGAAGTTCGCTTTCGCCGTGGCAAAATTGGAGACCAATTTGAAAGTCACTAAGCGTAAAGCATCATCGAAACCCGAAAAGGCTCTGAGCGGCACAGCCCGCCCATCTGGATCGGTTGACAGCACCCTTGAACGTCTGCGTGCCGAAGCGGAAAGAACTGGCGATTATTCAAAAGTCTTTGCGTATAAGCGAAATCAGCGCAGCTAACTTAAAATGGAGTAGAAAATGGCAAACGCATTTTCAAAAGAAGAACGCGTAGCGTTCGAAGACATTCTGGCGGGGTTCAATGACGCATTGGTCATGTCTTCGCTGGTCAGCAAATACAACACAAGCGGCGCGCAAATGGAGCGTTCTTCTGACACGATCTGGCGTCCAATGCCTTACATCGCTCAGTCGTATGACGGTTCGGATGCAAGCTCCAACTTCGGCGACAACACACAGTTGGCTGTTCCAGCCACTATCGGCTACCAGAAGCACAGCACTGCGCTCCTGACAGCCAAAGAACTGCGTGATCTTTTGCAAGAAAACCGTCTTGGCACGGCTGCTGCACAGAAGCTGGCTTCTGACATCAACGTAGCAACTCTGACTGTTGCATCTAACCAAGGCACAATCGTTTCTGCACGCAGCACTGCTGCTGGCGGCTACGCTGACGTTGCTGAAGCTGATGCGCTGATGAACGAACAAGGCGTCATGATGGACGGTCGCAACTTCGCGCTTTCCAGCCGTGACTATAACGGCATGGCGTCTGATCTGGCGGCACGCGAAACCATGAACAACATCCCGACCGAAGCCTATCGTCGTTCGTATGTTGGTGAAGTTGCTGGCTTCCAGACCTTCAAAATGGACTACGCAAACCGTCTCACAGCGGCTGCTGGCGTAACAGTCACAGTCAACGGTGCAAACCAGCGTCACGTTCCTGCGGCAACTTCGACAGCATCAACTGGCGAGACTGCAAACGTGGACAACCGCACACAGAGCCTCACCATCGGTGTTTCCTCTGGCACGGTCAAAGTTGGCGATGCGTTCACTATCGCAGGCGTAAACGCTGTTCACCACATCACCAAGCAAGACACTGGCCAACTGAAAACGTTCCGCATTGTCGGCATCGTTTCTGGTGCAGGTGGTGCTGGCGTTGTGACGATCAGCCCAGCAATCGTTGCCGCTGACAGCTCGCCTACCGATGCTGAACTGCAATACAAGAACGTGACTGCAACGCCTGCTGATGGCGCGGCGATCACATTCCTGAACATTGCTGACGCACCAGTGAACTGCTTCTGGCACCGTGACGCGATTGAACTGCTTCCTGCTTCGTTGGCTGTTCCAACAGACGCAGGTGCGGACATCATGCGCGCCACAACAGAACAGGGCGTTGAGCTTGTCATGCAGAAACAGTTCGACATCAACACACAGAAAACAAAGTATCGTTGGGATACACTGTTTGGTGTGGCGATGGTTCAGCCTGAAATGGCTGGCATCATGCTGTTCTCGCAGACTTAATGATCTTGGGGTGGGGCTTCGGTCCCACCCTTCCTTAATAGGGACAGTGCTATGCCGTTGAAAAAAGGATACAGCCGAAAGTCGATCGGCGAGAATATCAAGACAGAGATGCGTTCAGGTAAGACCCGCGCGCAATCAACGGCCATTGCACTCAGCACGGCGCGAAAAGCGGCTGAACGTGCTGGAAAACCCTCCAAAGCACCCAAAAGGAGACGGAAATGAGCGTGATGCTTTATAAACACCCAGGTAAGCACAAGATGCACGGCGACATGTTTGATTACATCGTTGTTGATGAAGGTGATGTGGACGCCAAGGTCAAAGATGGCTGGGCGAAGACCACTGAAGAAGCTAAGAATGGTCCTGTGAAGAAGCCTGCTGCAAAGCGTGGTCGCAAGCCAAAGACTGAGGATTGATCCATGGCATACACGAAGCGAGACATCGTTAATCAAGCGTTCGAAGAGATCGGTCTTGCTTCGTATGTCTTTGATTTGCAGCCGCAGCAGCTTGAAAGCGCATTGCGGCGCTTGGATAACATGATGGCGACATGGAACGGCAAGGGCATCCGTCTTGGGTATCCGTTGCCTTCTTCGCCTGCTGACAGCGATCTGGATCAAGTCACGGGCGTGCCTGACAGCGCTTTGGAAGCAATGGCCACGAACTTGGCTGTTCGCATTGCGCCGATGTTTGGGAAGACGGTTTCGCCTGACACCAAGACAATCGCAAAAAAGGCTTATACGCAGATCATTACGCAGTCTGCCACGCCAATCGAAATGCAGGTGGACAACACTGCTATCCCTGCGGGCGCAGGCAACAAGCGCTTCCGCGACCGACAAGACCCGTTCTTGCGTGATCCGACCGATCCGCTTCAGGCGGGGCCAGACAGCATCTTGGATTTGGAGTAATCACCATGGCAACCATCAATCAACTTTCTTCGACTTCTGCGCTTTCGGGCGGCGACACGCTTCCCGTTTACAAGCAAGATCAGGGTGACGCGCGCAAGGCATCGATCACAACCCTGATGGATTATGTGAACGCGAATGTTCAGACAGTCACGCAGAACACGCAGTATGCTGCGCCTGCGGCCACTGGCTTCAGCGTCACAGTCAACACAGGCAACGTCTGGCTTATCCTGACGCCTGTTAGCACCTATGCGGCTGGCGCGATCGTTCTGCCCACTGGCGCAAGCGACAAGGACACTGTGACGGTGAACTGCACGCAGATCGTCACATCGCTGACTGTTTCTTCTGGCGCGACTGTTGTTGGCGCACCGACCACGCTGGCGGCAAACGACTTCTTCACCATGCGTTATGACGCAGCAACATCTTCTTGGTATCGGATTGGCTAATGCAAATTCCCATCCTGAACGGCATCTACGCTGACGCAACACCAGACTTTCGGACATCTTATCCGAAAAACTTGGTGCCAGTGCCAAAGCAAACTGGCATTTCGGCGGGGTATCTTCGCCCCGCTGATGGCATCGTGGAGGCTGGAACAGGACCAGGGATAAACCGTGGCGGCATCAACTGGAACGGTTCGCTGTATCGCGTCATGGGAACCAAGCTGGTCGAAATCGCAGAAGACAACACCGTCACAGAAATTGGCGATGTTGGTTCTGGCGATCGGGTCACGTTTGACTATGGCTTTACCTATCTGGCGATTGCTTCTGGCGGTCGCTTGTATCTTTATGACGGGACAACGCTGACGCAGGTCACTGATGCTGATCTTGGCACTGTCTTGGACGTTGTTTGGGTCGATGGGTATTACATGACAACGGACGGTGAATTTCTGGTCGTGACTGACCTTGATGATCCGTTTGCCGTGAACCCGCTGAAGTATGGTTCTTCTGAAGCTGATCCTGATCCCGTCAATGCTCTGCTGAAGCTGCGCAACGAAATCTACGCGCTGAACCGATACACGATCGAAGTCTTCGACAACGTGGGGACCACTGGCTTTCCGTTTCAACGGATCGCTGGCGCGCAAATCCAGAAGGGAACAGTCGGCACGCACGCAAACTGCGTCTTCATGGACAACATTGCGTTCTTGGGCGGTGGCCGCAACGAAGCACCATCGATTTACATGGGCGCAAACGGATCAACGCAGAAGATCGCCACGCGTGAGATCGAAGAAATCATTGCGACATATACCGAAGCGCAGCTGGCGTCTGCTTTCTTGGAAGAGCGCACAGACAAAGCGCACCAGTTTCTGATCGTTCACCTGCCAAATCACACGCTGGTGTTTGATGGTGCTGCAACGCAGGTCATGGGGCAACCCGTTTGGTCTTCGCTTTCATCGACGCTGGTTGGCGATGGAAAGTGGAACGCTTGCACGGTGATCTGGTGCTATGACAAGTGGAACGTCTGCCACCCCGACACGAACCAGTTTGGATATTTGGATGACACCATTTCTTCGCACTGGGGCATCGATGTTGGCTGGGAATTTGGCACGCAGATCGTTTACAACGAAAGCAACGGCGCAATCTTTCATGAGATGGAACTGATTGCACTGACTGGCCACGTTGCGTCTGGCACATCACCAACGATCTGGACGCAGTATTCTAGCGATGGCGAAACATGGAGCGCAGAAAAGCCAATCCGTGCAGGAACGCTGGGGCAGCGCGCCAAGCGCCTTGTCTGGCTTCAGCAGGGTCACATGAACAACTGGCGCATCCAGCGCTTCCGTGGCACGTCTGAAGCGCACATTGCGATGGCACGATTGGAGGCGCGGCTTGAGCCGCTGGCGTTCTGATGGCTGATCCCAATGTCCCAACACGAAATCAAATTGCTCGAATTGCTCAAGACGATCCTGAACTTATCAAGGCGCTTGAACGCCTTTTCATCGTTGCGGGTGATCTTACGCCTGCTGACATCGCGGCGCTAACGATCCTGATTGAAGACGCGCAGTATAATGCTGGCGCTGCGCAGAACAAAGCGGAAAGCTATCAGCAGAACTTTCAGAAGCTGGATTATATCGACTTCAACCGCGTTGGTCCGCATGTCGCCTTGGCGCGCAGGATGCAGTGGAACGAAGATGATGGGACGATTGACGTTGGCATGAACGATGAAGTCATGCTGCAAGTCGGTCAGGAAACGCAGTATTACGCCAAGAACACATCTGGTGGTGACATCCTGAACGGCACACCAGTCATGTTCACGGGGGCGCTTGGCGCATCTGGAAAGCTGACGTTTGGCAAGGCTGTCGCTGATGGTTCCCAGCCTGCGCTTTATATGATGGGCGTGGCAACCGAAGACATTGCAAACAACGGCTTTGGATATATCACCAGCTTTGGCAAGGTGCGCGGGTTCGATACCAGCGGCACGCCATATGGCGAAACGTGGAACGATGGCGACATCATTTATTTCAGCCCTACTGCGGCTGGAACATGGACAAACGTCCGCCCTGCTGCGCCAAACCTT